GCTTCCTATTGTATTATCATCAAGTGCTGACTTTCCAAAAGCGGCATTTGACACACCAGTTGTATTATCATATAGTGCCTGATAACCGACAGCTGTATTGTTAGTTGCAGTGGTGTTGTTGCGTAAGGATTCAAAGCCTAATCCTACATTATTAGAACCAGTAGTATTAATAAATAATCCACCATATCCTAATGCCACATTATTTGAGCCTGTAGTATTGCTATATAATGAACCCCAGCCAACCGCAGTATTTTGAGGTCCAGTAGTTGTTCCTCCTAGTGACAAATAACCTACAGCAGTGTTGCTATTTGCAGTGGTGTTGGAGTAGAGAGATAAATAACCTAATGATGTGTTATAGCTTCCAGATGTATTACTTTTTAAACTATTAGCTCCAATACCAGTATTATAATTTCCAGTATTTGCATCAAGAGCTTGGTAACCTACAGCAACATTAGCACCGCCTGTAACATTTAATCTTAATGCTTTAAATCCGACAGCAGTATTAGAGCCACCTGTTGTGTTAGCGTCAAGTGCTTGATAGCCAACAGCTACTTGATTATCAGATGTATTAGCTCGTAATGCGTTCCAACCTATTGCGGTGTTAAATGAATTAGTTGTATTAAGATATAATGCCTGATAACCAAGTGTAGTGTTTCTTTGCCCTGTTGTGCCGTTATATGAAGCTTGATACCCAACTGCGGTATTGTAAGATGCAGTGGTGTTGGAATGGAGGGCTTGTGAGCCTAATGCAGTGTTGTAATTACCTGTTGTGTTAAAGCGAAGAGATAAACGACCTAAAGCTGCATTATAAATACCAGTGGTATTATCATATAAAGAAGCTGCCCCAACAGCTGTATTTTCATACCCTGTTGTATTAAAAACCATTGAGTTATAACCTACAGATGTGTTGTAATTTGCAGTGGTGTTTGTTGATAGTGCTGACATACCAACTGCGGAGTTATAATTTCCTGTAGTGTTTCCTACTAGTGCATAATTTCCAATGGCAGTATTATTTACACCAGTATTGTTATTACCTAGAGATGAAAATCCAACAGATACATTGTCAACCCCTGTAGTATTATTAGCTAATGCTTGATAACCTAGTCCAGTTAGTCTTGCCCCAGTCGTATTATCATACAATGCTTGGAAACCAACAGCTGTGTTACTAGATACGGCATTAGCACCTTTACCTACAGTGAGTCCGTTGATGGTAGTGTCTGTAGAGAATGTTTGTGCTGAGGTAAATGTTTGTACGACATCTAGTTTAGCTGTGTCTGCATCGTATGCTTGAACTGTAGAACCAATGTCTGAATCAAGTACTGCATCTGAACCAAGAGCTGTATTCACGTCAGCCGCAGATAATGTCACTGCACCTGTTCTTGTATTAAATGAGGTTACTGATCCTGATATTGAAAAAGCAGCTTCATCCCATGCACTACCTGTCCATACATATAACTGGTCATTAGTTGTATTCCAATATAGAGTACCTGTTAATAAAGCATCACCATCATTATCTACTGAAGGTGCAGAAGACTTAGCACCAAGATAACGATCATCAAAAGCATCATAACTAGCCGCAGCATTAGTTTCAGATGTAGCAGCATTGGTTGCAGAAGTAGATGCTGCTGAAGCAGAGTTGGCTGCATTAGTTTCAGAAGTTGCGGCATTTGTTGCTGAGGTAGCTGCTGCACTTGCACTTGAAGCTGCGTTAGTTTCACTTGTTGAAGCATTTGTTGCTGATGTAATTGCATTAGTTTCTGCATCTTCTGCCTCTTCTTGTGAGGATAAAGCAGCAGAGGCACTCGTAGCAGCACTAGAAGCACTTGTTGCTGCATTTGTTGCACTGGTACTTGCATTAGAAGCTGAGATAGCAGCGTTAATTGCACTGGTTGTTGCACTGGTTGCTTGTGTGGTTGCTGTAGTTGCTGACGTTGAAGCATTAGAAGCACTAGCTGCAGCTGCCGTTGCACTTGCTGCCGCTTCACCTGCTTTGGTAGTAGCTACTGTAGCTTCATTCGTTGCATCGGTAGTTGCATCTCCTGGTCCACCAGGTCCTCTATAAATAGCCATTATTAATCCTCTGAGCTAAAAAATGATTTTTTCTTTTTGGTTTCTTTTTTGTGTTCTTCTACGACTTCATAATCTGGATGTTGTTTCATAGCCACTACATCATGTTCGGCTGTAAACTCTACTGTATTACCTGTTTTTTTACATTTAAATATCATTTGTATCTCCTAAGTAAAGGAATGTCCCCCAGAACGGGGGACTTCCAAACATTAAGCAGGAACTGCTAATGCAAAACAAGCGTCATCACGTAGTTCTTTAACACCATAGAGAGTATCTGCAGTGTAAAGAGTACCTAAGTATTCTTGTTTATATTGTGTTTGTGAACGAACACCAACTTGTTCAGCTAAAACAGCTGAGTCTTTATGTCCCATTAATGCTACACGAGCAGCACCTGAGCCAGATGTTGTATCACAATTAGAAGAAACAAATACTGGAATACCATAAAGGTTTCCAATTTCACCATTACGGATTGTGTTGTTATTACCTACTTCACCTACAAAGGCTTGTTCAGTATAACGAGCTAAACCCATTAATGTGTTTCTTGCTGATGGTGGGATTAATAAGAAACGTCCATCCATTGGAACATCATTGTCATCAAGACGTTGAATTGTTCTACGGATAGCTGCATCTGTTAAAGCTGCTTCGTTGTTAGAAGCTGCAACATATAATGTTGAACCATCTGAACCAACAAACGCTTTATCATAAGCAGCAGTACCTGCTCCTGCATTAAAACCACGACCTAGTTGAACTAAAGAAGTATCAACTTGTTTTGCTAAAGCATAACCTGCATCGTCTGTGTAGAATCTACGCATAGATGTAAGTGCTTGTACTTCTGTAATATCCTCAATCAAACGTGAGTATTCGTAGTGTTTATCTACGGCTACTTGTACTTCTGTTTCAGTAGCTGCAATCAATGTTACTTGAGTTTCTGCTGCTTTTAAAGAAGCATTGCCACGTGTTGGTTTAGGGATGTGTAGTGTGTCGCCTTTTTTACCCTTAAAAGAGATTTTTTTGAAAAGGTTAGCTGTTACTAAATTCTTTTTGTAAGCAGCAATAACCTCGTCGGACCAAATCTCAGGGATAAAAGTAGCGGCAGTAGTATTGGTTACATGATTTGAACCTAATGCCATAATAATTCCTTTCTAAAAGTTAAATAACCCGTCCTTCTCTGTATGCTGTCATAATCTCTTCAGACATGGAGTCATAACGATCTGGATCGGTTTGCATAAGTTTAATAATATCGCTTCGACGATATTTCTTTTTAGAAACAGGTTCACTTGTAGAACTATTACTACCTACATCTGCAGCTTTTAATTGTTGTTCTCGATCTACTTTAGAAGTTTCAGCTACTTTTTTAGAGATGTTTTGTTTCTCTTTCCAAGTATCTAATAATTCTTTAGCAGAATCAAAATCATAATCTACTTCTGCTCGTGTAAACAATTCAGTTCTAACTCGTGAGGCTTTAATCCATTCAGCAAATTTAGGATCTTGTACTACAGTTTGAACATCAGGAAACTCTTGTTGTATCTTTGCTAGAGTTTCAGAACGTTTCATAGCTTTAGCACTTTCTTTTGCTTCTTTGATTGATGGATGATTCTCAACAGCCTTATTAATTGCTTTTTGTGGATCATCTATAAAATCATCTGGACTAATTGCTTCTGTTTCTTTAGCCGCCTTTTCCGAATCTTTTGCTGTTTGAGTTTTAATAAAGTCATCTACCACTCTACGTAAGTCACCAACTTCAGAACCTTGCTTACCAATTAACTTTTCAGCTTCTTGGTGCATTGTTATAATGTCTTTTAAAGACTTACCTTTATACTTCTCTGGTAGATCATCTTCTGGCTTTGTCTCCTCGTTAGCTTCAGGTTCTGATTGAGGTTGTTCTGGTGTAGAATCTTCAATCTTTTCTTCTTCTAAACTAGAGGCTTCCAGTTCATTTTCTAAAACTTCATCAATTAATTCTGCCATATTATTTCTCCTGTGCGTTATAGCATTTTAGGAAAGAATTACTAACTCGGCTACGTGTTAGCGTTCTTCTTTTCATCTGCGAGTTTTTGTTTACGCTTTTTTTCCCAAGACATCGCAGCTCCTGGAAAGCTTCCTGAATGACCTTCTAAATGGACACGAGGTGTACTGATAAGTTTATCAGCCTCTTTGCCACAAGAAGGACATGTTAGTGTTTTAGTGTACTCAGTTAATTCTTCAAAGTAGTGATTACAATGAGAACACTGAAACTCAAAGAGTTTCTTCATTTTGTAGTTCCTCGTAAGATTGTTCACTCACAGAATGTAATGAGAGAATCCATTGGAGTATATCTAATTGACCTTTACGTTTATGATATTCTTCTAAACTATCAGTCGATGTTATTTGGTTATAGTTATCAAAAAGATTTTGAGTATCTTCAATAAACTGTTTCCATCCTTTAGAAGCCATCATATCAAATCGAGCTTCATAATACTCTTGTAAATCTTTTTCTATTGCCATATACTAATTATTATAACATAAAATTAAAAGTTTGTCAAG